TAGAATATTTGTAACAGAATCAAGACCTGGTGAGTCATCATTTAACGTGTAGAATGTTTTTGGAAAGTGTCTAAAATATTTTGCCATTGTTAAAAAATAAATGTGTTTATAATATTACAAAGATAGTCATTAATTTTTATTGCTCTAATAATTTCTCGAGCATCTTCAATGACTCCACTCCTTCTTCAGTTTGAAAGTAAGAAGTTACTATATCATTGGCATCTTCTCCATAAGGAACTACAAGCATTCTCTTCTTATTTGATGGTGTATTAAAGTATACATCACGACCCTTATTTCTTTTACTTAATAAGTTAGCTGCAAATATTTTTCTAACTATGTTATGTAATTGTAATTGTGGGTCATCCAAAATTATAGAAAAGTTATGTGGTTCTCTTCTTGCATACACAAGAATATCTCTTTTCATTTCTGCAGTAGTTACAGTGTCAGGGTCACCATTAAATAAAACTCTATACGCTTGCTCAAGCTCATCTATACTTAATGACTTTGCTCTTATCAATGCATTTACTTCTTCTTCTAAGAAAGATATATCTTCTTGTGCTTCTTGTTCCTTATCTATTTCTTCAAAGTCTATTCCGTTTTTAGGATGATAATATAAAAACTCTTGTAAAACAGGTTTATTTGTAGGGACAGTTAAAAAACCATCTTCAAATACAATAGGCTCAAGAACTACGTTTCCATCCTGTTCATCTTCAAACGGACTTCTCTGATTAGAAGCGTATCTTAATACTCTATTCTCTTGTTTTTCTTCGTCAAAATATAATAAGGCGGTTCTTTTAGACGTTCCGGTTGAAAGCGTCCATGATAATGGTGCTCGGTCTTTTGTTAATCTATAGATACGAGTCTTTGGTGATTGTTTTGTTTTCATTTGATTAGATTTAAAATTAAAAAAAAAGGGAGGGCATTCACCCTCCCTAATATATTATGTGTTATGATTTGAAAATAAAGAAGTTGTTAGCTCCAAGAACACAAACACATCTTTCAGATAGGAAGTGAACTTCCATTACATCTTTCCCTGATGTTCTTGCTCCTCCTGCGGAACCTGTAACCCAATTCTTATATCTTCTATCTTCTGTTTCAGAAGCTCTGTAACGAACGTGTAAGAAAGGACGCTTAGCATTCTTCCCAAGAATTTGGTCGTATACAGATGTAGAACCTGCAGGAACTAAAAGACCATTAACAACATCAGAAGTCAATCCTCCTCTCATTGTTGGGTCATTTAAGTATTTCCAATCAGTCTTGTAGAAGTCATAACCTCTTCGGAATCCTGAGAATCCTAAGTTAAGAGCCATCTCTTCATCATTGTCAAACAGTCCATAAGAAGACCCGTTTGTCCCATAAGAGTTTTGCTGAGCTAACATATCGTCAATATCAAACCCAAACTGACGATTCAAGAAAAGAGCATTCTCTTCAATAGAACCTTGTTTGTCAAGACGTTGTACAATAGTATCCCATGCATTTAATGTAGCAGGATTTGTTCCTTGCCATACATTACCTCTATCGTTAACTGTGTAGAATACACCTTCTGAACCTGATGGATTTCCTAAAACACCTGCTGCGATTGCTCCCGAACCTGTTTCTGCAGGAACTGTTTCAATCATTGCAGTCTCCAAGTAATCTTCAAAACGTAGTCTTGTTTCATGCTCAGACTTTAAATACCATAGGTATCCTGTTCCTCCATTCTCAGTTGTGATTTCAACCCATCCGATTTGTGCCATATCAGAACCTGATACTGCATACTTATCTTTAATAATGATTGGTTTGTTGTCAAAGAAAACATCATTAGCTTCTAAAGAGTCTTCCATAGATTCGCTACCTTTAACAAATTCAGACCCGTAAATCATTATTGTCGCATCACTGTTACCTGCACCTGTACCTGCAGCTCCTTGACCTGCACCTTCGTAGTAAGCTACGTCAAATGTACCTGCTGCATAATCTACAGATGTAACAACTGCTTTGTTAGAAGCGGTAGTAGCACCATTAAAGTCTACTAAAATTGTTTGACCTTTTCTAATTGCGATACTTCCTCCTGCCGGAACTAAAGTATCATTTACCTGCCATGTGGCTGTATCATCTCCTGCTCCTGCAGTTGTACCACATTGAGTGTATTTTGTGTGTAGCCTTCCTTGCTCTGCCCATTTAATTTGGTCAGAAATAGAAGGCATTTCTGCACCGACCAATCTCAAAAATGAAGAGATAGTTCGATTACCGTATCTTTCAAACTCTTTTTCATAAGTATCAGGTAGATACTGATTTAAAAAGTTGAAATCGGTTATATAATTTGTGCTCACGGGGACTTGTTGT